CTTACAACTAATTTTTCAAGTTTTTTTCCCAGACTATAATCATCAGTGTACAACCTAACACTACATTACACGATAGTGAGCAGGCCATCACCACTATACCTAAGTCATTTAATTCTAGCATTTTATTTCACTTTCCATAATTTTGCGAATACCCAAGCTGTGCATCCGAACCATACTGTAGACATGAGAGTGATGGTAATCATATCTGCTGTACTGTACATTACTGTGGTCATGTATGCTCCTATGCTGCTGCTGCCCTATCGGATTTGGTTAGGTGATCAAACGTGTACTTCACGCATCACACCAATCTTGGTGTACGCATTCCAACTTGCGGAGCGTACACTACCATCACGCCGCATCACTTGCAGCTTGACCTTTTTATCCCCGCTGATCCAATCAGCCTTGAGGATGGTTTCACCAGTGGAGAACGTCACATCACCGGCTTGCAATTGCTTTGCATATACTCTAATCATAATACTTCTTTCTACAGAATACAATCAATATCATCAACACGAATCTCGTGTTCTTCTCCGTCTTCATCCATAGCACACACGCTGCCGCATGTGAACCCCTGAGCATCTTGCCAAGTATCAATATCTTGGATGAACATTGAAACGCCACGAGTGATAATTTCTTTTCCGACTTCTAACATAATTATTATCCCAATAAACGAATACGGTATTGAGTTCCCTTTGCATAACCTAATGCTTGCAGGGAATCGTCAATTTCTTTTTTAACTTGTTTGAACTTTCCAACGGTAATCATTTCCATGATATTTCCGCCGACTGATTTGATTTCGACATGATAGGTTCGACTCTTTGGAAAAGTCAGATAGAGGTCAATCATTTGCGTTTCCTTGTCGTTTGTCATGCTTTGATTATATACTTATCATTGGCAAATTACAAGGTCAGTATTAACCTTTTTTCTGAATTTCGTCAAGTTTTTTCTGTGCTGATTCGAGTGATCCGTCACGTGTGAAGGTAATTGTGTGAGGTAATTGGATTGCCCAAACGATTCCGATTCCACGTTGTTGGACTGCTGTGATTTTGGCTTGCATGTTTCGTTTTCCTTACTTGTTATGTCTCTATTATACATAGATCGGCAGATTTGTCAAGGGGTATCTTTATCTTTTTCTGATTTTAATTCGTGTTCAGAAACGCAATCAGTACATGCCCAAAACCGATCCGGTAAGCCATAGTAGTCGTTGGGAATCTCCAAAACTTCAATCTCGTCTTCGTCAACTTCGTGTGAGCAGAGGTCGCATTGCATTGTGTTTTCCTTTGTGTTGTTGTTATGTCTTTATTATACTATAGTTATCGGGATTTGTCAATAGCTTTGTGCAGTTATTTTAGAAGTTTTTGCAAAATAAATATATATCGTCGTAAGTTGTTGATATATAAGCACTTACGTTGATAACTTAGAAAATCGACACCCCACCGGTTTTATCTTGTGGATTTTTTCAGGTTTCACCCCCAGAAAAACGTCTGGTGGTTCACTCGCGATACGGACACACTCTCTAGGGTGTCTTACCCAATCTATTTAAATAAGCCCTATAGCAAGATAACCTAGAATCTGCACGACGCGAAAAGCTAGAAAATGCACCGTTAGACCGCCCCTAGTAGAGCCTCATCGCCCCAGATTCCAAGCACAAGCTGCTGTTTTGGACTCCATAGAGTGAAGTCGAAGTCCTCTAAGAACTTCTTGCTCTCGTCACAGTTCAATCGCCTATCACGGATGATCTCAACGCCGTACTGAGGTTGTGTGAAGTCAAAATCGGGATACACATCCGTAGGTATGTAGAGTTGTTCCATCTTATCGACACTGACATCATACATCAGATAAATGAGCCTCTTTGTGATGTTCAGATTGGTTTCACTGTCGTAAACGATAATGTTCTTATCAACGGCATACTTGATTCTGCCGTAAAACTCGTGATCGTTCATTCTTCCTCCCACTTCGCGTTCTTAGATAGGTTCTCTGCGGCCCACAACGGTTGCAGATTGGTGTAATGTGATACCTCAAACATCTGAGCCTCATTAGTTATATCAAATATGATAGCATTTTTCTCCTATGTACATACCAAGACCATTTATACCTGTAAAGAGAAGAGTGTCGCCCTTTACCAGATACTTTAGTTGTGTTAGAAAGCAGTTAAGTCTTTTACGCTCAATGATTTTACTTTTACTTTATTCCATATGTGGCGTAGCCACCTTTACAGGACTGAGTTGACATGGTGGGTCATTGCTCAGATTTAAATTTTTTCGCTTAACCTCGGAGTGCTTGTTCACTCACCAGTAACTTTCTTTTCGATATTTGGTCAGAACGCAAAACTGCACCAGTAACGTTTTTTTACAAATTTATACCGAATTGTGACACTTTACAACCATTGCCACACCCAATTATAGTCTGAATTTACGGAAATTGCAAAAACCTTTTTGGAAAAAGTCTCGTCTCTGTGTATAATAGAATGTAGGAACAAGTTCCTCATTCATAGAACTGGAGACAAAAGATGACGAATAAAGACAAACCGCAACAGTGTGAGGCGAAGATGTGCTGCAAAGCTACCGCCCAATTGCAAGCAGAAGTAGTGGACGAGATCATGAAGGAAGACAAGAGCCTGAGCGAGCTTCTTGACAACAAGGAAAAAGATGAGAATAAGAATACTGAAGAATGATGCCTTTTGTTTGGCACAATTTAAGAATGATAGATACGAAATAGGACACTGCTCTCTAGACGACTGCTGCTTCGACCGAGAAGTAACCGAATTTTTACGTCAGAACATGGGGTCAGAGCAGTGTATAACCAAAACCGTCCCTATCAACGAACAGTTTTTCTTCTCAATTTCGCTCTATCACAACAAAGTAGAGCAAGAAAAGTGCGACTGCATTGGCACTTTGGAAAAAGATGGCGATAAATACGTCCTGAATATCGAAAAAATCGTCGGTGGCGATAAAATCTACCCAGAATCTGACCATAGATTCCTCATTACCTCTTATTTTCCATCTAAAAATTTCTTTAGTGGTGAATTTTACCGATCTGTACTTACATCAGATGGTGTTATCACCCTAGAAGATAACCAAATGATTGGTGTTAAAGATGGTTTGATAGAAGAATTGGACGTTAATGAGATCTTAGACATGCTCTCTAATGCTAAAACCGAAAAGTCGCCCTCTTACAAACAGGTAAAGCTGCAATCTTCAAGAAAAAGACCCGCTAGACCCACCAAAGGTACTATTATTTACAACGAGGTCGCAGACGAGTTCGAGGTTTATGGGAAAAATGGCTGGAGAAGGCTAAGGACGGAGGAAATTTAATGAAAATTCCATCAGGAATGACCGAACAGCAGGTTATAGATCAAATTACCGTAGTATGCAATAGAATATCACCCAAATATACATTTTACGGATATACAAATGAAGACATTTGGCAAGAGGCTTTCATTATTTGTATAGAAGCCCTTAACAGATATGATGAAGTTCGCCCTTTGGAAAACTTCCTGAGTGTAAATCTATCAAACAGACTAAAGACCTTCATGCGTGACAACTATTTTATCGGGAACTCGAACGAGGCCCGTAAGAAGTTGGCTCAACCGTCACAGTTAGATTACGAAGATAAAATCATTGATTCTAACACAGAACAAGACGGATACGAAGAGTTAGACTTTAAAAACATGGTTGAAGCGATTGACAAGTATATTCCGGCAAGTATCAGAATGGATTATCTAAAAATCATCAATGATATTTACATTACAAAACAAAGAAAAGAAGAAGTTATTGGAATCATCAAGGGCATCCTAGAGGAACAAGGGTTTAATGAAGACGGGCAGAATCAGTAAGGTCGAAGAACAGTACATCTCAGAAAATATTCATGTGCCTTATGCCAAAGTCGCATCAGAACTGGATAGAAATCCAGATAGTATTCTAGATTTCATCAAACGTAAGGTTGCAGAGGGCAAACTTGAGAAGCCTAAGTGGTTAGAAGGGCAAGACGAAGATCAAGCTAAGTATAACTTATCATTTAGACCATATTGGAAAGAGCTAGAACAGCAATTTACCAATGAAGAGCTTGAACTTTTTAAGTACCATTGGTCAAGAATTATATCACAGTTCCAAGATGACGTTATACCAACTGAAGAACTGCAAGTTGTTGACCTCATCAAGCTAGATATATTAATGAACAGGGCACTCAAGGGCAATAAAGATAACCTTGAGCAGATTACCGCTCTGGACGCCCTCATTACCGCTGAGAGGCAGCGTGACCCTGATCAGATAGATACAGACATGCTTTTTAATATGGAGCGTCAGGTGGCGTCTCTGAAAGCCTCACAGGAGTCTCTGAACAAAGACTACCGCGAGCTACAAACAAAAAAGAATACAATGCTCAAGGACATGAAAGCTACTCGTGAGCAACGTGTTAAGAGATTTGAAGATAGCAAGTCTAGTTTTGCTGGATGGATGGCATATCTTGTTTCCAACCCAGAAGTTGCACAAGGTTATGGTCTTGAAATGGAAAAAATGAGACTAGCCATGCAAAAAGAAGCAGACAGACTATCTCAGTTCCACAAATACACAGATGACACGGTAGATCAACCATTTTTAACACCAGATACAGTGAAAGATTAGGAAAGACTAAATGAAAGCTATTATTTTTGGAATCACCGGCCAAGACGGAAGCCATCTAGCCGACTTGTTACTCTCAAAGGACTACCACGTAGTGGGAGTCTCTCGTCGAGCCAGTACAGACAACACACAAAGAATCAAACACATCCTTGGAAACGAAAGGTTCGAGTTGGTTCAAGGTGACATTACTGATGCTTATTCTGTTATAAATATACTTAAAAAACATGAAGATGTAGATGAAATCTATAATTTAGCCGCACAGTCACATGTAGCAGTGTCTTTTAAGCAACCAGCACTAACTTGGGACATAACAGGCAAGGGCTGTTTAAATATCCTACAGTCTATTGTGGATCTTGATATTAATGCTAGGTTCTATCAGGCTAGTTCTAGCGAAATGTTTGGGAAGAACTACGACGAAAAGTGGACAACAATCTATCGTGCTTTTGGAAGCGAACATGACTCTATTTGCGAAAAGTATCAGAACGAAGACACTAAGTTTATGCCTCAGAGTCCTTATGCTATTGCCAAGTGTGCGGCCCACCATATGACTAGACTGTTCCGCGAGGCTTACGGTTTACATGCTAGTGCTGGTATTTTATTCAATCACGAAGGTGAACGACGAGGCGAGACTTTTGTTACTAGAAAAATCACAAAGTGGATCGGGGAATTTGTTAGGTGGCATCAAAAAAATCCTACTGTATTTGAAAATTGTCAATTAACAGAATATGAAAATCTTGATACAGACTATATTTATAGCGAAGGTAAAAGTGGGCCTAAATTTCCAAAGCTACGTCTGGGTAACTTGGAAGCATTTAGAGATTGGGGGTATGCTGGAGATTACGTGGAAGCGATGTGGATGATGCTTCAACAGGAAAGTCCACAGGACTATGTTATCTGCACCGGCGAAACTCATACGATTCGTGAGTTCCTAGACGTAGCTTTTTCACACATTGGAATTGAAGATTGGTCTGATTTAGTAGTTCAAGACCCCGAATTTTACAGACCAGCAGAGGTTGATTACTTACGGGGCGATTGTAGCAAGGCGAATAATGTATTGGGATGGACTCCTAAGCACAGCTTTGAAGATTTGGTAAAGAAAATGATAGAACATGACGTATCATGAAAATCTATGTCTTGAAGTTTGATCTAACTTTAGTCCATTCTAGACTTAAAAAGTTTAGTCTAAGAGAATTTAATAGTGAGATCCCCGTATTATTTATAGAAGCAAAAGATCCAGACGAGGCTTGTTATTTAGGTTATTGTAAATTCGCAGATATTGTACTTAGCCAAGACTCTTCTCCAGAGACAGTGAAGTTGATGAAGGAAATAGAGTATGACATAAGAATAACGAAAGTTTATTGTAAAGATGAAACGAAATTATGATGACCCTCAGTACAAGACTTGGCGACAAGCTGTAAGGCGAAGGGACAAAAATACTTGCCAGATGCCCAAGTGCAAATGCAAGAAAAGATTGCAAGCTCACCATATTAGAAAATGGTCGAGTGCATCCATGTTGAGATATGATGTAAATAACGGTATTACGTTATGCCGCACTTGTCATGATTCGATCAATGGCAAGGAACACTTATACGAATCTTTATTCATGGAGATAGTACGGAAAAATGGCAGGTAAAGCACCGGCGTACAAAGTAATCAAAGATACGCGAGAGCAAGACGGGTACACTTTTGAGAGTTTTACCGGAAGGTATACCTCTTGTACAGGTATGGTTGTAAAAAAGCTAGACACTGGTGATTATTCCCTAGAAGGTCTAGAAGATAGACTTTGCATAGAGAGAAAAGGAAGAGTCTCTGAACTTGCAATTAATCTTGGAAAAGATAAGGTAAGATTCATGAGAGAGATTGAAAGGATGCAGGAGTTTGAGTTTCCCTTTTTAATTTTAGAATTTTCCTTGGACGACCTTATCAAATTTCCAGAAGGGGCGGATATACCAGAGGGCAACATGTCCAAGGTTAAGATCACTGGAAAATATTTATTAAAGATGCTCGTTGAAATACAGATGAATTATAATATTCCCGTTTATTTCTGTGACAACAAGAGAAACGCTAAATTCCTAATCAATAGTATATTTAAGAGAGTCAATGAACGCTGCTCAATCGGAGAATAATAAAATGACGTTAAGTGTTGATACCATTTCTGACGTACAAGCCTATGGACTAGACGTTAAGAATAGAGAGCTATACTTACACGGATATATTGGTAACACCGACGAAGATCCCGGTGTTGAATACAGAATGGCTGCACAGTTCTACAAAAACATAAGATTGCTTGATTCTATCAATAACCTTCCTATTATTGTCCACATGTTTAGCGAGGGTGGAGAATGGGATGCTGGCATGGCAATTTTCGACGCAATAGCTTTATGTCAATCCTATGTTACAATTATTGCGTATGGACAAGCCTCGTCTATGAGTAGTATTATACTTCAAGCTGCCGATAAGAGGGTTATGACACCAAACGCCCACTTTATGCTTCACTATGGAACCACAGATTGTGGTGGAGATCATCTTAGTGCCCAGAACTATGCAAAAGTAGATAAAAAGAATACAGAAACAATGATTGACATTTATACTGTGGGATGCTCCAAAGGAAAATACTTTAAGGAACACTACACCGACTCTACAGAAGAAAAAGTCAAAAATTACCTAAAGAGAAAGCTGAAAGACGGTGACTGGTACTTAGATGCTAACGAAGCAGTGTACTACGGGTTAGCAGACGCAGTTTTAGAGACTAGAAAGTACCCTCATATAGATAGTTTAAAATGAAACTAAAAAAGATAAATGAGGCTTGGTTAAATCTAGATCAGGTAGATGATAAAGATCTATTTAACCCTATGTCGCTAGTCAAAATGAGCGAGGACGATTTTCACTATCGTCTTCTTTGGCTAATGACTAGACCGGAATATTTCTCATTCCTGTGTAAGCAAA